AGGCATCCGCCTGCGCGGAGCCGCAGCCAGGAATTCTGCCAAGAAGTCCTTCAAGATTTCCTTTGAGGAATTTGGTCATGACCTGCGGGAGTTTTACGGTCTTCAAAAACTGAACCTCAACTGCGACTTTCAGGATCCCCACCTGATGCGAGCCAAGATTTGCACGGACCTGTTCCGCAGGATGGGGGTGCCGGCCGCCCGTGTGAGCTACGCCCGCCTTTACTTCAATGGAGACTACCGGGGGCTATTCGCCAATTATGAGCAGTTTGACAAGGCCTTTTTAGGCAGCCGCTTTCAGGATGACAACGGAAACTTGTACAAATGTGACGGGGCACCCCTGACCTTGGGAAGTGGTGGCTACACCCTGACCACCAATGAAGAAGAGCAGGATTTTTCCGACATCCGGGAGTTGATTTCTGTATTGAACATGCCCAGTGCCGGAAGCTTTAAGGAGGAGATCGAAAAAGTGGCAAAGGAAATTGAGGTTGAGAAAAACAATCTGGCCCGTCCGCTTTTTCAGCTGAATAACGACAGCCCCTTGCCCGAAGCGGGTCTGGTGGTGGTTGACGAATACTCTATGATCGATGAGACCATGGGTGAGGACTTATTATCATTCGGGTGCCCCATCCTCGCATTAGGGGATCCCGGGCAGCTTCCCCCGGTACACGGCACCCCGTTTTTCAAGGGAACCCCTGATTATTTTCTGACGGACATCAGACGTCAAGCCCTAGACAATCCCATCATATGGCTGTCTAAGGAGATCCGTGAAGGAAGATCGTTGAAACCCGGACAGTACGGTGACAGTGAGGTGGTAAGATACACTGATACTACCCCGGAGGCGTTAGCCCAGCGCGTATTGAGCTCAGATCAGCTGTTAGTAGGCACCAACAAGACCCGCAAGACCTCCAATAATCGGGTAAGACAGCTGAGGGGCAAACGTGGGGAATTCCCAGTGGCTGGAGATCGTCTGGTGTGTCTGAAAAATAACCACGAACTTGGTATTCTGAACGGTCAGATCTGGACCTGCAGGAATGACGCTATGTTCGATGGGGACTACGTGATTCTGGATTTAGACGGGGAAGATGGGGAGCGGGTACAAACGTCTGCTCACCCGCACTATTTCCGAGGGGGGGAGCCCCCCTATTACGAATTGAGGGAGGCTGATGCGTTCGACTACGGATATGCCTTGACCGTACATAAATCGCAAGGCTCCCAATGGGATTCGGTAGTATTATTCGATGAGTGGCATTTCAAAGACCGGGAGAAATGGTTGTATACTGCCGTGACCCGAGCTGCTGAGAGTGCGTATATTGTTAAGATGTAGGAGAAAAATATGTCAGGGCCAAAAACAGAGTTTGCTCGTTATCTTCATTCTTCCAAGTACAGAGTGCCCGGGGAAACCTTCCGGGACATGTGTAATCGCGTTGCGGGTAGTCTTCAGGATGATGACGATCACTACCACAGTTTCCGGGAACTGCTGCTGGATCAGAGTTTCCTCCCAGGGGGCAGGATCCAGTCGGCAGTAGGTAGCGGCAAGATGGTTACTGCTCACAATTGTTTTGTTTCTGGTACGATTGCTGACAGCTTTGTACACGGAGAGAACCACATCATGCAAGTAGCTGCCGAAGCGGCGGCCACTATGCGCATGGGTGGGGGGTACGGTTACGATTTTAGCACCCTGCGGCCAGCCGGGGATCTGATCGTCAAACTCCGGTCCACCTCCTCTGGGCCGTTATCATTCATGAGGGTGTATAACGAGATCTGCAAGTGTATTGCATCATCCGGCCATCGTAGGGGGGCTCAGATGGGAGTTATGCGAGTAGACCACCCGGATATACTCTCCTACATACACGCGAAACAACCCCAACCTAACGTCCAGCCCTTATGGGACATGGTCGAGGAAATGGAAGAAGGTCCTGAGCGTTCCGCCCTGTTTATGGCCCTCCAGGAGACTCTCCAGCTTACGGGTTTCAATCTGTCAGTTGCCGTTACTGACGAGTTTATGAGGTGCCTGGATACCGGTTCGCCGTTTCCGCTCAGGTTTGGGGGGAGAGTGTACAATGAAATCGATCCGGCCGACCTGTGGGACGCAATCATGCGGGGGACCTATGATTGGGCCGAACCCGGGGTACTCTTCATCGACACCATAAACAGGATGAATAACCTGTGGTATTGTGAGCAGATAGCCGCAACTAACCCTTGTGGGGAGCAACCGCTGCCGCCTCACGGGGCTTGTCTCCTGGGCTCTTTCAATCTGGTGAAATTCTTGATCGGTAACGGAGTGGCCGCAGACGGATCAAGGTTGAACTATGAAATCGATTATGACCGTTTTCGCCGGTCTATTCCTCCGGTTGTCAGGGCTATGGATAACGTGACTGATGTGAGTATTTATCCGTTGGAAGCCCAACAGATCGAAGCCCAGAACAAGCGGAGGATGGGCTTGGGCATTACGGGGTTAGCCAACGCTCTGGAAGCTTGCGGGTGCCCCTACAGCTCGCCGGAATTCCTGGCCGAAGAGGCTAAGATACTCGATATTCTCAACGAAGAAGCCTATGTAGCTAGTGCCAGGATAGCTCGGGTGAAAGGGTCTTTTCCTTTGTACGATGAGGATTTGTACCTTAAGTCGGAATTCATCAGGACTCTGCCCGGTAGGGTACAACGCGAGATCCGGGTTAATGGTATAAGGAATTCCCATCTGACTTCTATAGCCCCCACGGGCACTATCAGTTCCTCAGCAGATAACATCTCATCTGGTGTCGAGCCCGTATTCACTTACAAAACCCAGAGAACGTTCATAGATAAGGACGGACCACGGAACGTCATTGTGGACGATTACGGTTTCTCTCAGCTAGGGGTGAGGGGTAAACAGTCCGCAGAAGTTACTGTGAAGGAGCATGTGGATGTTCTGGTGACTGCTGCCCAACGGGTAGACTCCGCTGTGAGCAAGACGTGTAACGTCCCCAAGGACATTTCTTGGGAGGACTTCACACAAGTCTATGTATCCGCGTATGAGGGGGGTGCCAAAGGTTGTACTACTTTCCGGCCCGGAAAACGATACGGGATCTTGAACGAAGTCAAGCAATCCGCCGAAGAGGGTAAATCTTGTCGCGTGGACCCACAGACGGGACGGAAGGAGTGTGACTGATTAATCGGTAGGGGAAAGGATTCCCCTGGAGGGTCATAGGAATTTCCTATATCTATTCTGGTTTACTTTTTTATTGCTACCAACTAAGATTTAAGCGTAACAGAAAAGGAGCCGCTAGAATGAACCCCACCAAGTACATGACTGAAACCGATAGGAAACTGATCACGGAATTCCGTGACAGACACCATCCCGAAGAAATATACAACCCTGCAGTGGATATGCTGTATGCTGATCGGACTGAGTATGAGATCGCTAAAATTATGTGGTGGATGAGTGAAAGTTCTATCCGGGAGAGAGTCAAGCACATGGTGGATGCTCCCGAATTCTTTTTGAATGACCCCCGTTCTATCTATTAATCGGAGAACCCCTATGACTATCGATCGCGCTACTATTGCTGCTGTTTCTTCCACCGAAGAGTTGGTAAAGGCTTACTCTGGTGCCGCAATGGTCAACCTGTACAACTTCTGTGCGGCTTCTGAGTATCTGGACCGCAACCTGGTTAAAAGATTCTCTGATAAAAAGACCGCAGTGCGTCGCACTTGGGACATTATCTGCGAATTCAATCTGAAATTCCCGCTGAAAGCAAAGGATCTTCGCCCGGTCGGGGAGCCGATTGGATCAGGCGAGAAAGCCACCACCGAAGAGACCCAGGAAGCTATTGAACAGGTGTCGGCAGCGGTCAGCCCGGTACAGGTTGTTAGAGAAGATGAGCCTGTGTTACGCACGGAAGTGTGTACATTAGGTCAAGAGCCTGGGGTGGTGGATATGGACGTCAGTATCCCGGAGCCTATCCAGAAAAAACTCCCCAGGCCGATCCGGAAGCAACATAGCCCGTTCGAAGGGTTGCTGGTCACCCCGTTTCGGTCTGGTTCGAAGTTCGGAGATATGGTGGATGCTATGATGGCCCCCGGGGGAGCTACTATGCAGACGTTGTACGATATTTGTGCTAGTCGGGGGAAGTCCTGGCCCATGCCCACTGTCCGTGCGGCCTTGCTGGATTTCATCTTCAACCGTGGGTACAATGTCCGGTCTGAGGTTCGGGATGGGGAATTCTACGCCATCTGCGAATTGCCGCCAAATGCGCGTTACTCGGAGAAGGGGAAATGAGGAACTATCGACGGTTGGAAATTGAGGAGTTTGGAGCCCATCTCCTCTCCTCCGGGGATTTGGATCCTGTTTACACCACCTTGGTACGCCTCTGGGAGGAGGGTACGCTTTCTGCACGGGAACTGTATCAATGGTTGGTGGGGTATTGGAGTTTCTACAGCTGTGGGACAGCGTGCTATCTGAGCGAAATGGCCCTAGCTGTAGACTTCTGGAAGGTGTACCACGAATCTGTAGTGAACGAAACGGCACCCCCTATCGGCGGACGTTGGCCGAGGGGCCATGAACGCCGGCACTTCAGAGGGAAGGCAGCACTCAAGTCCGAAGCGGATTTGTATTCCAAATACAATGACGATCCGACCAGAATGGTGGCTTGGGTTATGAGTTTCCCGGACGAAGAACGGACTATGACCAATATCTCAAAGCGGGTCCAGACGCATGTCGGGTTTGGCCCCTGGATCGGGTTCAAGGTTGCGGACATGGTGGATCGGGTGTTGGGCGTTCCGGTGTCGTTCAGCAACGCGGAAGTATTCATGTTCAAAGACCCCGAAAAGGCAGCCTGGATGCTGTGGAATCAGCGGATGGCCGATAAGTATCCTCCGAATTCGGTATTCAAGCGGGAAAAGGTTTTGGGGTCAGTCAGCGAGTATCTGATCAATCATTTCTCAACAGTCCTGGCCCCTCCCTTCGAAGACCGACCGGTGAACATACAGGAAGTGGAAACGATACTTTGTAAGTGGAAGTCCCACCGAAACGGGCACTATCCGCTCAACAACGACATCGAGGATATCACGAAGGGAACTGAGCCCTGGGCGAAGGTTAGTCCCAAGGCTGAGAGGTTCTTGGAGGTCCTGAATGGATAAAACCCCAAGAATACTCAACAAGTCCCGCGACCCTATTCCAGAATCCTCAGTCTATGTTGGCAGGGGCTCGCCTTTCGGGAATCCCTTTGTTGTCGGGGTGGACGGTACTAGATCGGAGGTGATACGAAAATACCGGCAGTATGTAAGGAGAAACCCGGAATTATTAAAATTGATTGAGGAGCAACTGAGGGGCCGCGATCTGGTATGTTTCTGTGCCCCCAAGGCTTGCCACGCTGAAGTAATATTCGAGATATTATACAGCCGGCAGGAACAGCTCCCCCTACTTTAGGAAGACCCCTATGACAGCCATCATCAGCAACAACACCCCCTTGGAGACTTACGAACTTCAAGGCATAAAAATACTGGTCAAACGAGAGGATCTTTCCAGTCCTCCCCCAGGTCCCAGCTTCAGCAAGATGCGAGGAGTGTACGCACATATGAAGGACCGTCCAGAATCCGTCATCGGAGTGCTTGACACGTACCACTCGAAAGCCGGTTGGGCAGTATCCTACGCTGGAAAAGCCCTTGGGAAAAAGGTGGTCAACTTCTGGCCCAAATACAAGGCTGATTCCCCCGGGGTCTTGAGACCTCAACAGGAAACGGCCCAAAGTATGGGGGCTGAGTTGGTGTCCCTACAAGCGGGACGATCAGCTGTGTTATACCACCAAGCCAAAAAGCGGCTATCAGAAGCATACCCGGAGAACTCGTATATGATGCCGAATGCCTTGAAGCTGGAAGAGTCCGTAACCGAGAACGCCCAGGAGGTTGTTCGCTGTGCTGAAGATCTTCCCGGGTGTGGTACTCTGGTCGTCTCGATCAGTTCCGGTACAGTAGCGTCAGGAGTTCTCCTGGGTTTCTATCTGTCGGGGCTATTGGACAACTATGACGTGGTGCTTCACATGGGTTATTCTCGAAGTCTGCCCGCATCCCTCGCGTATATCGAGAGCAAGACCGGTCTGGTATTGGGCAACAAAGTCAGGTTTGTCGATCAAAACTATGGCTATAAAGATCAAGCCAAGAAGGGCAATCCCGCCCCATTCCCGTGTAACCCATATTATGATCTGAAAGCCTGGCATTGGTTGGACAACCCGAGGGTCCTGAATGATATGGTCGGTTCGGGGAAGAAGGGGAATATCGTGTTTTGGAATATCGGCGAATAGGTTATGATTTTGTCGACACAGCAAACTGGAGATTAGTTATGAACGATCATCTTGACTGGCTAGAAGGTAGCGAGGGTGAAGAAGCCCAAAAGACCTATCAGTACTTCACCCGACCCGATCCCGACCAACGGCAATTCCTCAGCGGACAGCAAGAGGAGTTCGACGAGTTGACTGGCAAAGTCGCTGAATTTCGAATGGCCCGAATCGGTATGGTTCGGGGGGCCAAAGAAGACAACATGAAGGAAGTGAAGGTGTATACCGGGTTTGACGGGGAACGGACGGTGCCTCATATCCGCGTTGAAAAAGCAAAGCCCCTCCAAGGGTGGTACCAACCGAAGCATAACGACAAGCGGGGCTCCCGCCCCCGGCCTTGCTTCTCGGAGGCAGTCTTGACGGAACCCTACGGGGGGTACTGTACTGTGGGGTGCGCGTTTTGTTACGTGAATAGCGGCACCCGGGGGTATCGTGGAACCGGACTCATTAGTGTTCCGGTAAATTACGGAGACCAGGTTGCTAAAATGTTATCAAAGACCCGTTCTGGCACTGCCGGGTATTTCAGCAGCTTCACTGATCCGTTCCTCCCCCTCGAAGGAGTCTATCACAACACTCAGAAGGGGGCCCAGGCTTTCGTAGCTGCCGGCCTGCCCATTTTCTTCCTGAGCCGACTCAGTTATCCAGGCTGGTCCATTGATCTCCTCAAAAAGAGCCCCTACAGCTACGCACAGAAGTCGCTGAACACCGGGAATTCCGAGATATGGCACAAGCTCAGCCCGGGGGCTATCTCCCTGGATGACCATCTGGCAGAAATTCGAGAATTGAGGAAGCAAGGAATCTATACCTCAATTCAGGTGAACCCGATCCTCCCAGGGATCATCACGCACGACGAGGTGAGAGAGTTGTTTGAACGACTCGCAGAAGCCGGTAACAATCACGTCATAGTGAAGTTCGTGGAAGCTTCCTATTCCTGGGTCAGTGCCATGATCGAGAAACTGGAAAAGAGGTTCCCCGAGGAACGGGTGCGTATATTCAAACAACTGTTTGTAGAAAACCAGGCCGGTGCTCAAAAGACGATCCACCGAGACTACCGTTTGGCGGCTCATCGGAAGTATCGCCATTGGGCTACTAAGCTGGGTATGACCTATGCTACCTGCTATGAGTATGATAAGGTGGACGGCACCTGGATCAGTCTGGGACGTAAGTTCACCACCGCGGATCAGTGTCACGGTCAGAAGGTTCCTATGTTCACCCGATCCAGTTTGGCTGAGGGCTTCAAAGAGGTGGAAGAGTGTCCCCCCACTGGTTGTCTGTACTGTGCTGACGATAACGATGGAGCCCCACGTTGCGGCGATCCGGATTTTGGAGCGGCAAAAGCCCTCCGGGCTCCCGATTTCAAGAAGTCGGTATCTTCGGAATTCAAGGGAATCCCGATCAGGGAGAGTTGAATATTCCAATTCGTTGACTTTACTTTTTACGTTCTCTGTACTATCTTCCTAGGTAGTGCAGAGAACCCTTCAGAAAAGGAGAATACCTCATGTCTAAACCTACTTTCGTGAATGTCCGTGGCTGTAACGGTTCCGGAAAAACTACCCTGCTGCGCAAGCTGGCAACCGACTCGCGTTGTAAGGTTCGAACAGTACTCGTCAGCCAGGAATACAAGCCCAAAGAGGGTAAGAAACAACCGGCCGGGGTTTTCGAGGAAATGGAAACCGGTCGGTTGATGATTATGCACCCCGCGATACCGGTTACTATCACGCCAGACGGTCTTGCTATCCTGGGTGACTATACTCCAGCAGCGGCTACCTCCACCACAGCCGGTTGCGACCGTATCAAGACCCAGGAAGCGGCTAAGAAAGCACTGGAGGCTGTCGCAGCTCTGTATGACGTGACTCATGTACTCTTCGAAGGGGTTGTGGTCAGCACCATTTACGGACCTTGGAAGGAATGGTCACAGCAGCACGGGGGTATGGTCTGGGCGTTTCTCGATACTCCCCTGGACATTTGCTTGAACCGGATTCAGAGGCGTAATGGAGGCAAGCCTATCAAGGAAGATCAGGTGGCAGCCAAGCATCAGACTATTGCCAGGGTGCGCCAGAAAGCTCAGCTGGACGGGGAACGGGTGGTTGATATTTCCTGGTCTTGCCCCGTCCACGATTTGCGGGAAAAGGTTTTGGAGGCATGATGAATAACCGGAACTTAAGCCCGTTTCCACGAATTGAACACTTTTTGATCTTCCTGCTCAAACGACATCAGATTTACCTGGACCGAAAAGCTGGTAAGCCTGGGCCCTGGTCGCCTGATCTTATCCTCTCCAACGGCCGATTTTGTAACGTGTTCCGGGAGTTGGACCGTGTGACTATCTGGATTGAGGAGAATATCCGGAAGCCTTTCGCAGACCACCCCAACCTCTGGTTTATGCTGGCGATTGCCCGGTATATTAACTGGCCTGACACTCTGCAGGAACTGATCGAGCACTACCCTGATGCTTGGCCTGACCAGGAATCCTTCTCCCTGGCTATGCTGACGGAAGCCCTGGAGGATCGAGCCAGGAGAGGAGAAAAGGTCTACACAGGAGCATACATGATTCGAGCGGAGTCAGACCCCAAGGCACCTTGGTATAGCTGGACCAAGCACAGGTACATATCGGAGATCGTCCTGGGCCGGTTATGGGAAGATCAAGATAGTTTCTATGAGCTGTTCATCAACGAAGGTCTCTGGGGGGAATCAGACCGACAACCTGCCCTTCACGAAGTTTGGAGTTGGTTCCAACAGCCTTGTTACATCGGCTGGGGACCCTTCATGGCATATGAGGTAGTGACGGACCTTCGGCACACTCGCTATCTCAAGAACGCTCCGGACATCTATACCTGGGCCAATGCCGGCCCTGGGGCTATCCGAGGTCTGAATCGCATGGTCGGTCGGGACCTCTCCGCGAAACCAAAGCCGCAACAGACTTGCGACGAAATGAAGGAACTGATGATTCAGTTGAACGATTGGGATAGCACCATGGTCAACCGTGTGTTTGGGCTCCCCAGTGATGCGGACCCTCCCCGCTTCGAAATGCGCGACATTGAGCACTGTCTCTGTGAGTTTGACAAGTACGAAAGGGTCCGTTTGGGCGAAGGTAAAATGCGGTCCAAGTACGATTGGCGAAAAGCCCAACCACTAACCGGAGAAAGCGACTGTGAAAGTAATTAACGTAAAGAATGTAGATCAAGCCCTACCGATTGGGGTGGATCTCTTGCTGTCCGAAGGAGTTAAGCGAGACAGCCGGAACGGACCGGTGTATCAATACCCCACTCCGGTGACCACCGTATACGCTAATCCTCTGGAGCGGGTGTTGTTCTGGCCCTCCCGTAAAGCTAACCCGTTTTTCCACCTATATGAAAGCCTGTGGATGTTAGGCGGCCGAAACGATGTGGCTCCCCTGTCTCGTTACGTGAAGCGGATGGAGACCTTCTCAGATGACGGGGAGACTTTCAACGGTGCCTACGGATTCCGTTGGAGAAAACATTTCGGCATAGACCAGCTACTAGCAATAGCAAGGGCATTGAAGGCAGACCCCTCAGATCGCAGGCAGGTTCTGCAGATTTGGGACAACGAGTGTGATCTTGGGTCGAAGAGCCGGGACATACCCTGTAACGTGGCGGCCACCTTTCAGATAGGGGTCGAGGGGAGGTTGGATATGGTGGTGTTTAACCGATCCAACGATATGATTTGGGGAGCCTATGGAGCCAACGCGGTCCACTTCAGCTATCTTCTGGAGTATGTGGCTTGTAGGATCGGGGTGCCGGTTGGTACCTATACCCAAATCAGCACTAACTACCACGCCTATGAGGAGGTGTTGACGGGTATCTCTGAGTTGAGGCCCTTCGCAAATCCCTACATTCAGCCGCCAGATCCCTACTCTGAGAATCCTTCAGAAATAAAACTGTTCCCCCTGATGAGTGAAACCAGCAAGCTGAATCCGGACGGATGGGATGATGAATTGGACATGTTCCTCCACCACCCCCAGGCATTGGGAGTTCGAGATCCCTTCTTCAGACGGGTAGCCGCTCCAATGCACATAGCCTACTCTATGTACAAAGAGCGTTCTGAGTATTCTGCCGATAGAGCCATGGACTATTTGAGAGAAAATATGGCTCAATGCGATTGGAAAACAGCAGGCCTGATGTGGTTGGAATCCGCGAAAGCTAACCGCCAACAGCGGAAAGAAGCAGAAGCGAGACGGGCTAAAGCCGAGGATGACGGGGTGAACTATGAACAAAACTGATCTCCGAATTCAGGCCGCCCGGGAGGGAGGGGCCGTGAGCCGGTATCACGCTGGTTTAGCCCTTCGTCCCTACAACGTAGCGATGCATTCATACAACGCGGTATCACTGCTTATGCTGCTGCATCCGAATCCGTCCCCCAATCTTATCAAAGCGGTTCTCTGGCACGACGTGGGGGAACGCTGGATTGGGGATACTCCAAGGACGGCTATGTGGATGGATGCTGAGTTCGGGGAGATGTACGAACGGCTGGAGAAACGCATTCTGGATAAGCTAGAACTCTTTTCAAGTCTGGACCCCTACGAACTCAAATGGTTGAAAGCAGTGGACACTCTTGAACTCTGGTTATGGACTCGGGAGGAACTTGCTTTGGGCAATCAAACGGTACAGCAGATGGAGCATGTTTGTTTTTCGCTTCTCACCCGTTCGATGTCTTTACCGTTCTGGGTACAAAAATTCATGGAACGAGTGGCTTGCAAACCGTACACTAGACTGCCTGATGACTTCTCCAAAATCTAGTGGACCTGAAGACCCTAGAAGAAGATTGGAGAACTGATCCTGGCTTACGGTCGCTGGCCTTTCCTTCAGTCGAGGAACTAGCCCAGCACCTCCTCTCCGTCCACCGTATGATGAAGGACGGGGGAGGAGGTGCTCTAGGATACTTATACAGAAAGCAACTCTCAAACAGCAGGAGAAACAACGATGAAAACAGAAAATCCTAACTCAAAACAGATTGGCGGGTGCCACTACCAGGGAGCAGCTCAGCATTGGGATTGGGTAGCAGATTGCTATATGGGATATCACGCTGGTTGCGCCACCAAGTATTTGGTACGTAGCCTGAAAAAGCATAAGTTACCTGTGGGGGATTGGGAGAAAGCCCTCCATTTCGTTCAAAAACTTCGTTCCCTTCCTTCTTCAGGCTCCTGGTTTTTCACTGCGCTCCGGCTCCTTCGACTTTGGGTTCGATTCACCAAGGAGCATGCTGGGGTAGGGGTCTCCACCAAGGAGTTACAAGACTCCCTTGACATCCCCTCCCATACCACCAAAATAATGCATTTGCTTTCGATCTGGGTCACAAGACAAGACCTTGACCGTATTACCCAGCTTATCAAAAAGGAATTAGTGGATTTGTGGTCTGAGTCGGGTACGAACTCGATTGACCAGGTGCAGTACTGGGAAGACGAGTTGGTGGGGTAATCATGTTCCAACAGCCCTTGTTTGTGACTACTACCAGTGACTGGAAACTGCCGAATCTCAACGAACTTCCTTCTTGGGAGAAGGTTAAGCGAATTGGACTGGACACGGAGACTCGCGACCCTCGGTTAAAGACCCGGGGGAAACTCCCTGGGCTCGGCCCGGGGGGCGGTCGCCGGGCGGGTAGCTACCTAGCTGGCGTGAGTTTTGCCCTAGAAGACGGTCCCGCGTTCTATTTGCCGATCCGGCACATGTTGGGGAAAAATCTCCCGATAGACAACACCCTGAAGTATCTCAGGGATCAGGCAAAACACTTTGACGGTCTGATCGTAGGGGCTAACCTGAGTTATGATCTGGACTTTCTGGAGAGCGATGGGGTTGTGTTCCCGAAAACAAAATTCTTCAGGGATATTCAGGTTGCTGACGTCTTGATCAACGAACTCCATACGTCCTACTCCTTGGACAGCATTGCAGAAAGACGAGGGGTGCCTGGGAAGGACGAAACTAAGCTCAGACAAGCAGCGGCGGATTACAAAATAGATCCCAAAGCCGATATGTGGAGGTTGCCGCCAGAGTACGTGGGAGACTACGCTGAGCAGGATGCAAAACTACCTCTGGTGCTATTGAGGCGGCAGGAACGGGATATTGACGAGCAAGATTTGTGGCGTGTTTTTGATCTGGAGTCCCGTCTGCTGCCCGTGCTGGTTAAGCTGCGGCGGAGGGGGGTGAGAGTCGATCTGGATAAACTTGGACAGATTGAAGAATGGTCGCTGAATGGGGAACTTCAGTTGTTGAAGGAGGTGGATCGACTTACTGGTGTAAAAATTCCATTAGGGGAGGTGTGGAAGCCCGAGGTCTTAGAACCGGCCCTGAAGTATATCGGAGTTTCTGTTGGGCGAACGTCCCAGGGGAAGCCTAACATAGACAAGGATCTGTTCGACCGTATTGACCACCCTGTTGGGCGACTTATAGCGCGAGCCAGGAAGATCAACAAACTGAGGACCACGTTCGCTCAATCTGTCCGAAACCACCTCATAGGAGATAGAATACACTGTATTTTCAATCAGATGAAACGGGAAAGGGATGATGGGGATGGAACTGCCGGAGCAGCTTATGGCCGGTTATCGTCAGAACACCCTAACCTACAACAGCAACCTTCACGAGACGATTTTGCGCCGCTGTGGAGGTCAATTTACTTACCCGAAGAAGGTAAAAAGTGGGCCGCCAACGACTATTCCCAGCAAGAACCGAGGATGGCGGTTCACTATGCGAGTATATCCAAGGAATACATAGGACGCTATGCTTGGTTAGCCGCGATTGAAGCCCGGGACAAATATCGAAATGACCCCACAACCGAT